ATTATGTGATCCATAAATAATTTCATTAGATGAATAATTTATTCCTACATTTGATCCGGTAGTCGTGAATACAAAGTCTTCAACAAGTGATGGAAGTAATTTAACAGTACCATCAAATACAAAAAATCCTCCCCCTGCTCCCATCCAAAATACTTTACCATCCGCATATACAGTTGCGTGTTGACCAATACAGCCACAGTTAGAACCAACTTGTCTTATAGAAAAAGTAAACGGAGGACCAACAAATTGCATGGTATAAGCTGCTTGGTCAGTTAAAATTAAATTGTAATCCTTACCTGATACTGCTGCAACAATTTTGTTTCCGGTGTCCAGTCTAAATGTACCTGCAGTATTTATAGAGGTAGGTTGATAAACGCTAAAGTTTTCTTGATCACTAAATCTAATAAACATGGGATCTTGAGTTGTTGGATCTCCAATAGTTGTTTCAGTTCCAAAATGAACAACGTGTCTATCTCTATCTGAAGTGATTGTTAATCTTGATGCTGTTGGAGCACCAGACATAATTACTGCTCTATTATCAAGAGGGTTAGATAGTCCTGGATTCCAAACAAATGTTTTACCATCTTTTACTGTGGCTATTAATTGTTGTCCAAAGTTATCTAAAGACCATGTACCCGGATCAAGTATAACTGTTGAACTTGTTGTACCAGATCCCCAAGTTCCTCTACTCCATGTACCTGTACCCCAACCATAACCATACGTTTGAATTGTCGGACCAATTTCTTCGTAAGGATTTATACTTGCAGATCCCGCTGCAGTCATGCCAGTACCAGATTCATTTGTTTTCATTTGAATAGTAAAAGTGTTTGAATTTGGTGCTGTTAAAACTTCATAGGTAAAATTTTGAAAATCTGCTACAGTAAAACCTGTAGCTCCACCACCAGGTAAAGTTACCGAAGTAAATGTTAAATATTCTCCAACATCTAAAGCATGACTTGTTTTGTTAACAGTAACTGTATTAGATCCATTTGTAGATGTAAAAGTTGCTCCTGTAATTGCTGTTGCTAAAGGAGTTACATCATAAAATTTATCTTCATAATAAATATACAAAACTTTTGAAGTACCTAATGCTGCATATCTATTTCCTTCTAAGTCTGTCCAAGTGTGTTGAGCACGTGTGGGTCCTGAAATAGTTTCTTGACCAATAGCCGTGAAGCCACCTATTTTTTCTGGTTGTCCGTATCTAAATCTTACAAAGTCCCCATCAATCCATTGGCCTTCTGCTCCCGAAGGAGTATCTGCTTTATTAAAACCTGGGGCTATTCTTACATTTCTTAAAGGCATAAGCCATTTTACATCATTTTACAGCTTCATCCAAGTGTCAGGGTGAGGTATTAAAATCTCACTTATTTTGTTCATTTCAGAAGTCATGATGATATCACCACTTATTGATATACGGGGAGATTTTTCTTCTGTCTTTTGAGTACCATGTTTAAGTGAACTAGGAAATATAATTAACTGACCAGGCTCATTATTAATAGATAGACTTTGATGATTTTGATCATTCCATTCTGTAGCTTCTGGCATATAGAATCTTTGAGTTGGCTCATAAAATGTAAGTGAAGAATGATTTTTATTTTTTAATACATAGTAAACAAAACTAAAATGACTGGCTCCATGATCATGAGCTGATATATGATCGCCTTTATCGGTGTAGGCTACCCATGATTTTGTAATAAAATAATTAACATTCTTATATTTTAAATTTTCTAAAAATTTATTTAAATTAATTTTAAGTTCATCAAAAAAACTTTTAAATTTTTTATTTAATTGTAGCTGGTCTCCGTATAAAGATTCAAAAGAATCAAGTTGACCAGCCTTATCAGAAGTAAAAGAAAATCCAGTTTCATGTGATTTATAATATTTATCCCTGTACTTAGGAGGACAAATATCTTTTTCAATAACAGGTATTAATTCTTTGTTAATTTTTTCAAAGTTATTTAATTTTGAAATACCTATTAAAGAACCTAATATTCTAACGGTCTCCATCAAGTTTGCCTAAATGATCAAACCAAATATAACTATTTAGTTTAGATAATAATTTTTCCATATCATTATCCTTTACCACATAAACAAGCGTTTCTGTACAAAAATCTTTAATAGCTTCGTATCGATGATGGCCATCAATTAATACACCATTATTAACAACTAACGGGCATAATAAACCATTAAGTTTTATATCAATCTCAAGTTGATCTATAAGTTTTTGATTATTGTTAGATTGATTAGGTTTAATATTTTTTAAATTATAAGATTTTAATATTGAATTAAATATAATTTTTTTTGGTTTTAAAAACACTTACTGTACTCGTAAGAATCTATATCTTATTTCACCTGAACCACCTGATCCTGCAAAAGTATGTCCAGGTGCTCCTGAAGTTTGTGCGGCACCACCACCACCACCAGAACCTCTTGTTCCTGAACCGCCTGCAGTTCCTGATCCAGAAGAAGACCCACCTGATCCTCCTGCTATATTTCCTGCATAAGATGATGCACCATTTGATCCACCTATTCTACAGTTATCTCCACCACAGTTTCCATTATTACTACCTGCTGCACCATTACCTGATTGATTAAATGATCCAACGGGACCGCTTGTAAGTGTTGTAACATTTTTTGTAGAACCATCAGAATCTCTAAAAGTACCTGATGTAATAGCAGTACCACTTATTGAAGCAGAGCCCCCTGATCCTGCAGAGTTAGATCTAAGAGGTCCTTTAACACCACCTCCAGTTCCTGAAGATCCACCACCTGCACCTAAAGTAAATATCGCTCCCGCACTTGATCCAGATAATGTAGTGCTTGCGCCTCCACTTGCTGAAAGACTAAATTTATTTGCTTGACTATTATTTGCAGCTCCACCACCACCAATACCATAAGTTAAAGTTTCACCTTGAGTAACACTAAATACTTTATCAGATACATAAGCACCTGACCCTCCACCAGCACCAGATGATTCACCACCTGCTTTATCGTAGTCGGCTCCTAAAATAGAACCTCCACCACCGCCAACACTTGCTTGAATATGAATTGCGTTAGCCCCTTGAGGAACTGAAAAAGTTCCAGAACCAGAACTTAGTGTTTGAACTGAACCTGCTTGAAAAGCTGCAAAGACTAATTTCCAAACTCCTGATACTTTGCCATAAATTTCGTCTGCTTCTTGCCAAGTACCAGATACTTTTCCGTATGCGTTATCTATCTCTTCAAATGTTCCTGATACTTTGCCATAGGTATTAGCCATTTAAACTCCTATGAATATTTAAACCAAATGTCTCCATCACTTCCTCCTGATGGACTTGATGTACTAATTGTAAATTTTCTTTGTAGTTTCGCAGCAGTCACAGCATCGTTAGCAATCTTAGCCGTTGTCACATTTACGTTAGAAATAGCAGCAGTCAAAACAGCATTATCTGCTAGTTGTGCGCTTTGGATTGCATCGTCAGCTACCTTTGCGTTTGTCACCGCATCATCAGCTATAGAAATTGTGCCTATACTACCACCTAATGTATCTAATGAGACTTCGTTTAAGTTTGTACCATCAGCGTAAGCTGCATATATTTTAGAAAGATTTGGTACAAATCCTGTTCCTGATACAGTTTTAATTGTAAGGTTTGTAGGATTTGTTATGGCAGAACAATCAAATATATAAAATTTTTCTATTGAATCTGGTATGGTTACTGTTGATGAACTTGCAAGTGTAATCGTTGCAAATTTAAGTATCATATTTCTAGCATCAGAAATTGATGCGTTACTCATAACTAAAGTTTTAGTGCCTCCGCTTGTAAGAGTAATAGATTCAAAACCTGCTATTGCTTGTTGGACAAGTTCTAAATTTGTATTTGTTTTAGTTCCCCAAGTACCGGCATTTTCACCGGTTGCCATAAGTTCTAGTTTAAGATCTGTTGAATATGTTGATGCCATAATTTTGTATTATACCCTTTTTAAGCTGCCTTATCAACTTCTGTCCAAGTATTAGAAACTCCTTTATTTACTTCAGTCCAAGTATTAGTTACACCTGGATCTACGTTAGACCATGCTGTTATTAATGGACTATTAATAGAACTTGTTAATTGAATACCTGTTACTAAAACCTCTGTATTTAAATCTATAGTTACTGAATTTGTTGCCGTTGTTAATTGAGAACCTGTCACATTTACAGGAGTATTAACATCTATTGTTTCTTCACCTAAAGAAGCTGTTATCTGTGTTCCTGTAACATTGACGTTTGCATCTCCAGTAACACTTTGAAGTGCACCTGCAGTCATTATCATGTCATGCTCGGTGACGACTACACTTACATTACCGTCAGCACTAATTGAGAAAGTTCCTAAAGTTCCAGTTAGCTGAGATCCTGTGACAGATACTATTGCATTACCTACAAGAGTTTCTTCTCCCATAGACATTGTTAATTGTGATCCTGTTACATTTACAGGAGTATTTAATGCAGTAGTTATCGAACCAATATTAGCCGATAGTTGAATACCTGTTACATTTACATTAGCGTGGCCAATTACAGTTGAAGCGCCAATACTTCCTGTAAGTTGAGAACCTGTTACTGCAACAGAAGTTGCTGATCCTGCTTGTGAAGAAAAAGGTATTTGTGAAAATGATGCAATTCCAAAAGCCATTTACTAGACTCCGTTGTCGATGATGTTATTGCCTTCGATCGCGGCCCATTCTTGAATTGCTTGGTAATCTGAATTTGCTTCGTCTAGTGGTACTGAAGAAACTATATTAGAATTTACATAAGTTACTTGGTAACTTACAAATTCATTATCAATTCCATAATTTTTTGTTACTGTATCAATCATAATTATGATAACTCCGAATTTAATGCTATACTTGCACTTGCATTATTTGACCTAACATAACCAGCATCACCAGCAGTTCCACTAACTTGACTATTGTTATACAAACTAATTTCATTTAAACTTGCTACACCACCTCCAGCTATATCATTAAAATTATCTGTAGCACCATTTCTTGATATTTTGTAATAATCTGTTCCTGATACATAATCTACTGTAGGTACTGCTCTCATAGTATTAGGAAATGTAATATTAAAAAATATATGTGAAGAAAGATAATAACCACCTACTCCTACATCTTGTGAACCAGAAACATGAAGATAATAATACCTTTGACATCTTGCTAAATTAACATCAACAGGTAAAAATTCAAAGTCGCTGGCTACCGAACCTGCCTCTAACTGGACTCCAGTTATATACCATTCATTACTTGTACTGTCGGCAAGATTGACTTGTGAAGATGAAACTCTGTTTGCTGCAATTTTAGAACCCCAAGAATTTTGAAAAGTACCAGAAGTAAAATTACTTCCAGCACCTAACCAAAAATTACATTGAAAAGAATTTCCATTATCATTATCAAAAGCACCAGTAGTATCTCCAGCATAAGTTATAGTTTTCTTTTCCCAAGTATTAGCAGATGATACTGTATAAGTTTGTGAAAAACTTCTTGAATTATCATTATCTAAAAGTTCTAAAGTATAAGTTCCAGTTTTATTTGTTTTAACCCAAAATGATAAAGTTAAACTTTCAGCACTTGATGTTCCTTTTTTTAAATATTGTAAATTTTGACCTTCTATAACTTGTTCAAAAATTAATTTATCTCCAGCAGCTGGAGAACCATCAGCAGTTGTACAATCCATTTTTAATGATTTAGCAAAACCTTGACCAGTTGGAACATCAGTTGATTGTGATTGTGTCCAAGTTCCAAGTGTGTCTAAATCTACACTAAATCTATCTACAGTATAATAACCATCACCAGTAATAGAAGAAACAGAAGTAGATCTTTGCGCTAAATCCATCCCGCCATTAATTATTATATTCCTAAAGTTCGGTTCACGAACGTTTGCTAGTGCTGGGTTTCCTATTCTAGTTATCGCCATAATTTATCCTATCAACGCGTTAATTTCTGCGTCGT